CTACTCAATCATAATCATATCGCTAATGGTTAAAAACTCTTTTAAATTATTATTATAATCTTTATTAAAATGGTCTTCTGTAAATTTTTCTCCATTCTTAATATAGTTTTTAAATCCTTTGATATTGTTTTCCGTAGCATCATATTCCACTGCATCAATAATTTTTTCATCTTTAACAAAGAAAACAAGTATCATTGGTTTGTCTTGTTTTTCATTAAACGCATATTCAGTGATACACGTTATGAAATCGTCGCCATCAACAAACTTAAAGCATTCATCATCGCCATAATGTAATCTATACCCAAATCCATCTGTGCCATATATTTCATTAGGGCAATAACAATCTTCTTTTAAATATCTTTCAATGTCTTTATGTAATTCTTTAATTTTCATTTTCTACTCCCTTTGATTTTTAAATTCTTTTAATTATAGGATCTCCTTTAAATCCCTTTTCCCATACAAACCAGCAATAACAAGTCGCTGAACTCATTTTTCTGCTCATATCACCGTTTAAATAACACGTTTGTCTTTTGGTATTTACATACACATATTTAGGCGGATATTTACTAAATAGTTTACTTCTTTTTTGCCCTTCTAAAAATTGTATTTTTAATAACATAATTGTCTTGTTTCCGTCTCGTTGGATATTCAAAGCATGTTCAACAAAATCTTGTGCGTACTTATATGGTGGGTTCGTTAATATGTCGCAATTAATTTCTTCGTTATATTGTAAGAAGTCAATTCCCCCTATTCCATAACCCCTATCGATTAAATCTGTTGAATTAACTATATACCCATGCTGTTTTAAAACCTCACTCAGATGTCCTTGGCCACAAGCACACTCCCATATTTCGTTCGACAAAGTGTTTTTATCACGTTCTAAAAACATTTTTAAAAATATTTCAAGAGTTGATGGATCTGTTGAATAAAAATCATGCTTTTCTCTTTCGTGTTCACTATGATTGCTTGCGCCCAATGTTACAAAGGTAGCTTTTTTATTTCCCGTCCAGTCTTTCGCAATTCTATTCATCTTCCATTACCTCAGCCATTTCAAAATTATATTTTCCCCCACCATAATTGCGTTCTATTTCTAATAATTCATCATTGATTAT